GCGCGCGCGCCAGCGGTGGAAGGGGTAGAAGTGCCTTCGGTGGGCGGCTGTGCAGGCGCCTGCATCGCGGCCTGGGCGTCGATGCCGTAGTGCTCGGCCAGCAGCAGCAGCGGCTCGGGCTTGTCAGTCCAGCCCGGGCGCATCTCGACGTGGTCGACGATGGCGCAGTCGAGCAGCAGCTGCGTCAGCTCGGGCACGCTCATGGTGTCGACGCGCCGCTTGAGTGCCTGCATGTCGGTGTCGTACAGCCAGGTGAGGGTGGGCCACACGTCGTAGCTCGTCGATGCCAGCGCTGCGGCGGCCACGAGCCGCAGCTCCAGCTCGGTGCGCTCGCGGCTGGCAGCGGCCTCGCGCACCGCCAGCAGCAGGCGGCGGTTGGCTGCCGTGGCGATCGCGGCTTCCTCGCGCTTGACCTGATACTCCGCCTCCTGGCGCTTCTGGCGGGCTTCGTAGCTCTCGCCTTTGGCGGCCTTCGCGGCTGGCTTCTCCGGCTTGGCCAGGCCTGCGGCCACCAGGTCATCGCGCCGCACGGTCTTGACCACTTTGCCAGTGCGCTGGTCTTGCACGTGCACCACAGGCACGTCCTTCTTGGCCTTCTTCAGCTCGGCCTTCACGCGCTCGAGCGGCAGGTAGCCGTTGCGGGGTGTGCCGGCCGCGTCGAGCGCCTGGCGGGCCTTGTTGCCGGTGATGACCACCTTGCCCTCGGCCTGGAGCTTGGCGGCGCCGCGCGCCAGGTGGGCCTTGGTCTTGGCGTCCCAACAGTCGGGGTCGGTACATCGGTTCGGCTCGCCCACGTTGTTGAGCGAGCTTCCTTCCCAGCGCGACGTGTTGACGCCTTCGGTGGCTACGTCTTCGAACAACGGCGAGTTGCCGGTGCGCTTGGGGCAGGCGCTGCAGGTGCCGGCGCCGGGGAGCAGCTCGCCGTCTTCACGGTCGAAGATGGCGCCCTTGAGCTGCAGTGTGAAGCTGTCGGCCAGCTCGGCCTTGATGCGCCTGTAGCTGGCCTTGCCACCGTCGCCCAGGCTCACGTTGATGGCCTTGATGCGCGCCAGCGCCTTCTCTTGCAGCTTGGCCAGGCCGACGCGGGCCACCAGCAGCGCGGCCTCGGCGTCGATCTCGCCGCGCAAGCATGCGTCGCGCACCTGCGGCACGGCCTGCAGCAGCTTGAGGCGGCCGTAGACGTAGCTGCGGCTCTTGCCCACCACCTCGGCCAGCTCGTCGGCGCTGAGGCCGTCGCTGTCAATCATGGCCTGGAAGCCCTCGGCCTCTTCGATGGGGTGCACGTCCTTGCGCGCCAGGTTCTCGGCGATCTGCGCGCTACGGGCCTCGGCGTCCGTCATCGCGCGCACCATGCAGGCCGCGGTGGCCATCCCAGCCAGCTGCGCCGCCCGGAAGCGCCTGTGGCCGAAGACGATCTCGTAGCCGGCCACGGCCTCGGGCTGCGTCTCGGGCCCCGCGTCGAACAGCGGCGGGATGCGCGGCCGCACCAGCAGCGGCGAGAGGATGCGCCCCTCGCTCTTGATGCTGGCCGCCAGCTCGTCGATGGCTGTGAACGTCTTGCGCGGGTTGAACGGGCTCTCGTGCAGCTGCTCGAGCGGGATCTCGACGATGGTGTCGGTAGTCATGCGTAGGCCTTGGTGAGGTTGCGGTTGACGAAGTGCCCGCGGTCGCGGGCCACGTTGGCCAGCCGCGCGCGGTCGTGGTGGCCGTGGGAGGCCTGCCGGAGCAGGCCGAAGTAACTGTTGGCAGACGCCTGCACCTGGTCGGCCGGCGCCTGGCGCACCCGCTGCAGGGCCTTGGCCACGGTGCGCCCGCGGGTGGTGCGGTGCCAGGGCTTGATGACCTGGCCGACGAAGTCCACGCCCCGCGCCACCGGCTGCAGGATGGTCTTGCGCGGGTTGAGCTGCAGGTGCAGCTGAGCCGGCAGCCAGGCGCTCAGGTCAGCCAGCGCGGCGTTGAGCCAGCCCGTGCTGGGGTGCAGCAGCACGAAGTCGTCGACGTAGCGCACGTAGTGCGGGGCGCGCAGGCGGTGCTTCACGCGCTGGTCGAGCGCGTCGAGCAGCACGTTGGCAAAGAACTGGCTGCTGAGGTTGCCGATGGGCAGGCCGGTGTCGGCCGGCGCGTTGAAGAGGCTCTTGTGCGGCGGCACGCGGGCAAACAGGGCTGCAGGGCCGCGGCACTCAACGTCAGCGCGCGGGTCGTGCATCAGCACCTGGTGTGTGAGCTTGCGCCACCAGGGCTCGTGCACGCGGTGCTCGAGCAGCTGCAGCAGCACGTGCTTGTCGATGCTGACGAAGAAATTGGCCAGGTCGCACTTCAGGTAGTGCGCGGGCCGGCTCCAGTTGGCCGTGACGCTGCGCACCTGGTGCTCTAGGCGCTGGGCCGCGTACAGGGTGCCGCGGCCCGGGATGCACGCGCAGCTGTCGGCCACGAAGCTGGCCAGGAAGCGCGGCGCGATGCGGTTGTAGAGCAGGTGATGGACGATGCGGTCGCGGAACTGCGCGGCCCACACCTCGCGCAGCTTGGGCCGGGTGACGACGAAGCAGACGGACGGGCCGGGCGGTAGGTGCCCCCCGGCCAGCTCGTCGTGCAGCTCGCACAGGTTGCGCTCGAGCCGCGCCTCGAAGGCCATGGCACTGGCGCTGGTGCGCTTGTGCTTGCGGCAGTCGATGTACGCGGCCACGAGCTGGCGGAACAAGTCTGGATCTGCGGACGGCTCGGGCGCGGCCCTCATAGCTCTTGTGGTTGTTGTTCTGGTTGCCGTTGTTGAAGTTCTGGTTCCAGGCGTACGAGCCACAGTCGTGCTGTCAACGTCACCCTGCCGAAGGCTTGCGCCGATCAGCGGGGCAACTGCGCCGGACCTGGCCTGCACGGGGGCAGCGGTCTCCGTGGTGCGCATGGCGGTGGCCTCGTGGGCCAGCGGCACGACCAGATTCAGATTGCGCGCGGGCATGAGGGCCTTGACCGTCATGTTGCAGGCGCCTTGTTCGAGGTGGACTTGAGCCATCCACCGCCCTGCCGGCCGATGCTGTCGAGCAGCTGCACGCTGTCGGCCCACAGGGTGTGGGCGATGTAGCGCGCGTCGTGCCCCACGCGCAGCAGCACAGTGGCCGCGCGCAGGTGCTGCATGAGCTGCTCGATGTAGGCAGCGCGCTGGCCACGCTGGGTGGCGTTGGCCAGGGCCATCAGGTCGAGCATGGCCACGCAGTGCTGGTTGATCTTCTCGCCCAGCGTGCGTTTCATGCTGCGCGGCATCTGCTCTTGCACCTTGAGGGCCAGGCTGAGCAGCTGCACGCCCGTGCGGTAGATCGGCAGGTCGGTGTGGAGGGCCATGTCAAAGGACCGAAGGACTAAACCTTGAATCTGCGGACGGCTCGGGCGCGGCCCTCATAGCTCTTGTGGAGGTTGTCCTGGCCGCCGTAGTTGAAGTCCTGGTACCAGGCGTACGAGCCTTCGGAGTGGTGCTCCTGGCTCGACCAGTACCAGGTGGCCTGGAACTCGTCCTTCAGGTTGGCAAAGAGCAGGGCCTGCTCCTGCCGCGTGGGCAGCTCGCCGCCGGCCTTCTTGGCCCACTCGAGCGCGTCGGGCCAGGTGATGTTCTCGGCGTCGCCGGGCAGCAGCACCAGGTGGTGCTTCGGCTCACCGGCACCGTCGAGCACGATGCCGGCGTAGCGCTCGCCCGGGGCCAGCTCGATGAAGGCCTGGGGGATGCCGTAGGTGGTGGTTACAGACGCCTGCAGCTGCTCGATGAGCTGTGCCAGGCGGGCGTGCTCGGCCTTGATGTGCTCGAGCGTGATGGGTGCTTCGCTGGTGGACATGAGTGCGCGCGGTAGGGTTGAAGGATCGAAGGACTAACCTTCGAGCTGAATCAAGCGGACGGCTCGGGCGCGGCCCTCATAGCTCTTGTGGTAGTCGTACTGGTAGCCGTAGTTGAAGCCCTGGGTCCAGGCGTACGAGCCATCGTCGGCATCCGCTTCCGAGGTCCAGTGCCACGCCTCCTCGAACTGCGGCTTGAGGTTGGCGAACAGCATCGCGGCCACGGGGCGCGTGGGCAGCTCGGCCTGCAGGCCGGCAGCCCACTCCATGGCGTGCTGCCACTTGAGCCGCTGGTCGGGCTTGTCGGCCAGCAGCACCACGGCGTGGTGCGTGCCGTCAGGCTTGGTGGTGAGGCCGGCAAAGATGCCGGCGGCAAGTGCGGCGCCCAGCTTGGGCAGGTCGGTCAGCTTCAATGAGCTCTCCTGTTGTGCGGCCAGAGTCGGCTGGCCGCGGTCCGATGTGCTCAGGTGTGCGGCCGCCGCGCGTGCGGCACCAGCCGCACCAGGTGCGGCTTGACGGGGTGCGGCGCCAGCAACTCGCGGTAGAAGAGCCACAGCAGGCTCTCGCGGTGCCAGTCCACGTGCTGGGGCGGGTGCTCGCGCAGGTCGAGCAGCGGGCTCACGTCGTACCAACGCGTGCCGTCTGGGCCCCGGTGAAACTCACAGCTCTCGACGTCGACCACGGCCCAGCGGTCGGCCAGGCGCGCGGCCAGTGCGATCAAGGCGAGCTCGGTGGTGCTCATGCGGCCAGCGCCGGCTCGGCGGTCTTGGCGGCCCACGCCTGCACGACCAGTCGATCGAGCGCGTCGACGAAGGCGCGGCAGGTCGGGAACAGGCCGCGCAGGGTGAAGAACACGGTGCCCGGGTGGTCGCGCGGCTGCAGGCGCAGCAAGTCATCGTGCAGCTCGCCACCCAAGCGGCGCAGGTCGAACAGCACCCAGCGCTGGCCGTCGACATTGATGGCGCGCAGGAACACGTGCACCTGGCCGTGCGCCGCCACAGGGTGCAGGCCCAGGGCCTGGCCGTCGCGGAACATGACTTCGTGCCGCTGTGCCAGCACGGTGTATGCGCCCTCCTGGGCAAGCGGGCGGTTGTCGGGCAGGTTCATGGCTCAGGCCTCCTGGGCAGCCGCGGCGAACAGGTCTGGCGCCGCGGCGTCGGGTTCGGGGTCGCGGGCGTGCTCGAGCACGACGACGCTGTGGGGATCCACCACGCGCAGCACCTGGTGGCCAAAGTCGGCGCGCAGTTCCAGCGCCTCGCCGGCCACGCTGACCACCGCGCCGCGGCGCAGGTAGGGCATGCAGGCCTCGGCGTTGAGGTGGTCGCCAGGGTTCGGGCCGAGGTCCACCCGCGCCACGTAGGCCAGGCCTCGGGCCGGCTGCAGCTGCAGGCACAGCAGCAGGTGCGGCGGTTGGCTGGTGGTGGGGCGCAGCTCGGCCGCCTCGGTGAGCGTGCCGCTCACGCGCACCAGCCCAGGGTGCCGCTCGGGCTGTGCAGGCGCCTGCACGCGCCCGGCGTAGGTGCGGGGCAGGGGATGCGCGGCACCCATCACAGCCAGCCCAGGTGCTTGGCGGCCGCGCAGGCCGCCGTGGCCAGCAGCAGCGTGACGCCGGCGCCGGTGGCGGCACCGAGGCGCCAGCCGCTGACGAAGCCGATGCGCTCGCCGTATGCAAAGCCGTCCAGCCAGGTGTTGCGCACCGCTGGCGGATGCAGCGGCGCGACCTTGTCGGCGCGTGCCGGCGGCGCCGGTGGCCGCATGGGCAGCGGCGGCACGTGGCGCGGGCTCATGCGCAGCGCCTCGGGTCAGCCACGCAGGCCGGGGAGGGGATGCGAGCGCGCCCCGGGTCTTCGCACACCGGCAGGTCTTCGAAGCCGGGCGCCGGCGGGCCCACGAAGTCTTCGCGGCAGGGCTCGTCGCCACCGCCGCAGCCGCCGAGCAGCGCGCACACCAGCAGCGTGGTGGCCAGCACCAGCGCGGCCAGGCCGCGGTGCACGCGGGGCTCGGCCACTTCGTGTTCCCAGCCGGGGCGCACGTACACGCCGGCCGGGAGATCCGAGAAGCGGGCCGGGGCGGTGCTGAACTGCTCGGTGAAGCTGTCAGTCAGCGGGTCAGCGCAGGCGCCTGCACCGTGGGCCGCGTGGGCGGCGATGGCTTCGTCGAGGGCGCTCATGCGTGACCTGCTTTCTCGTGTTCCGGGGCGTTGGACACCTGAACGTCGAGCACCTTGGCGCCCGGCAACACGTCGCAGACGATGGCAGCGCTGGCGGTGCGCCAGAACACTTGCCAGGCCGCCCACACGCCCGGCAGGCGGGCCACGTTCACGGGCAGACTGCTCAGCAGCACGGCGCCTTGCATCGATGCTGTGGGCGCCAGGTAGGCGTTGACGCTGCCGCCTTCTTCGCGGATGGCGATGCGCAGAGGGGTGGCGCTCATGACAGGAGCGCTCCGGCAGGGATGGCCACCGCCTGGCCAGTGACCAGCAGGCCCGGCGTGCTGCCGGTCTGCTTGATGACCTCCAGGAAGTCGTCGCGCCAGCGGTCGGCGGCGTCTTCAGCCCAGCTCAGGCGCTGCAGGGTGTCGGAGAGCTGGGCCCGGGTGGCCTCGAGCTGGGCGTGCAGCTCGGCAGTGAGCTCGCGCAGGTGCTGCAGCTCCCAGGCGTGCAGCTTGCGGTTGAGGGCCTGGAGCGCGCGGTCGGCGCGCGGGCGGAGCTTGCGGGGGATGGGTTGCGGCACTTGGCGCCTCCGTCGGGTTGACGGGGCGCACTCTACATCTGTTGTTTTACTGTAGTCAACGACTGTTGTTAACAGCTAGTCCCGGTGACACGCAAAGTCGTTCCAGCGCGACACATCGACCAAAGCGCTACTGTGGCTTTGGGTGAGACGGTTCCAACGGAAGGCGCGGATCTTCACTACAAAGCCCCCGCGTTGCTGCGGCGATCTTGAGAGGGTCAGCCTTGTACAGACGTCCGGCCGCGGTTCGTGCTTGCCAAACAAACGCGATAGAGCACGAAGCTCCGCGGATTTCGTGGTCGCGGTAGATGCGCCAGTTGGCATCGCCAAAGCGGCTTGACCCAAAGTCGGCGACTTCAAGCAGCGACAGGGTTACTAGGTGGTCGCCGAATACGTCATACACCAGAGCGCGAATCTCCAGAGCCCGAATTGGCTCCTTAGCGGATACAGACCACCGAAGCAAGTATCTGTAGTCTCGAGGTGGCCCGGCCTCGAAGTGCAGGACTTGAATGCCGGCCTCCGAGGTCAACAGGACCGGCGCAGAGGCATCGGTCAATACGAAGCTCTGCCTGCTCAGCTTGGAGTCGGGGTTAAGCGCGTCAAGCTGGCTGAATGGGATCCGCATGGACCCCGCGTCGACCTTCACCACTTGCACTTGCCCCACGGCCGGCGGCACGACAAGCGAACTGAGCGTAATGAGGGAAAGGCCGCAGAAGTGACTGGTTTTCGCCATGGTCACATCACAAACGCTTCATTGGTCTAGTGGTGAATATTCCCCAGGTCCCATGAATGCACTGAATATGCGCGCTATGTCCCAACTGAGACGGCGCGCTTCGCGGGGTCTTGGGTTGCTTTGGCAACATGCACACTGGGCCTTGGTTCAACCCGCGCGATGCCGCTTCTGCTTGGCGGTGTCGGCGCCCTCTCCCCCCAATTCGTGGCGCTCAGGTGCCTTGTCGAGGACCTCGGCAAGTGCGCGATTCATCGCGCCTTGCACATACCCCTTCGCCGCATCGTCGCAAGCATCCCAGGAGCTTTGTGCAACGAACGGGAATGGCCACTCGCGTTCATCAGGGTTGCCCACGCCGGCCACGAGCCAGCGCAGTGAGACCTGAAGCGCTAACGCGAGCCAATAGGCGTGTTCGCTGGTGCGAGACCGACGGTTCTCGAGTGCCGACAGGTTTTGCTGGTTGAGGGGCGTCGAGGGGGAGAGCGAGTTCACCAAGTCGCAAAGCTCCGCCTGCCGCAGCTGCAACTGCTCTCTGCGAAGCTTGACTCGCTCACCAAGGGTGCTCACAGCCGCAGTCTCACGACAGATGTAGTAAACGGCAAACAACGGCTGTAGATGAAAAGACTACAGTTGTTGTATGCTGCGGCCCATGAAAGCAATTCATGTGGCAGTACAGGCCGCTGGTGGGCAGTCCGCCCTGGCAGGCGGTATCGGCGCAACGCAGCAGCAGGTTTGGAACTGGCTGCGCCGCGGCGATGCGGTGCCGCCCGAGTTCTGCGCTCAGATCGAGCTCTTTCTGCGCGGGGCTGTGACTCGGTGGCAATTGAGGCCGGACGACTGGCACCGCATCTGGCCCGAGCTGGTGGGCACCGAAGGCGCCCCGCCCATCCCCGTGCCCGCAGCGCCGGCCGCCACCGCAGAGGCTGGCCATGCAGCAGCGTGACCTCCCGGCGCTGCCGATTGCGCCGCTGATGCCCGACACTATTGGCGCAGCTCTGTCTGCCGAGGTCTGCAACCCGGGCACTCGCGGCTGGCAACCGTACTTGTGGCTCGATGCGCGCACCAGTCGCACAGCAGCCATCGTGCGCGCCGGTGGTCTCTGGGCCGAGTTCTGGCTGGGTGAGCTGGTGTGGGTGCGCTTCGAGTTCAGCCACCTGGCCTTCAGCCGGGCAGTGTTCCGAGCAGCCGAAGTGCGTCTGGTGCGTGATCCAGAGCAGCCCCGACCAGACGGCGAGTGGCTTCCGCCAGTCCCTCCGCACCGGCGTGCTGCAGCCAGCGCATGACACGCGTTTTCTCTTCCGGCGGCACGTCGCCACGCTCGGCGCGCTCCTCGATCAGTGCGCGCAGCGTGTCTGCCTGCAGCCGCACGGTCACCACATTGAGCACGGCGCCCAGGCCGCCGTCGGCTTGCAGGAAGTCCAGCCCTCGCGCATTGATGCGTGCGTCGAGGATGGCGACGTCGTCCAGGCAGCGCGACTCGGTGATGGTGACCAACCCCTGCTCGGCCAGGTACGACATGTTTACGAGCCAGCGCGGATCGTTCTGCGCCATGCCGATCGGGAGCTTTTCTGGTTCGGCTTCGCGTGGGTACACGTTGCCCAGTTGCCTGAGCAGCTCGAGCTGCAGGCCGCGGTCGAGAAGTTCCATGGGTGCCCTCCTGGTGAGGCTGGTGGTCGTGGGGATGACCAGCGTACACCGGGCAGGGCGCCCGCCTAACCCCCAATCGGTTGTCTCCTCTCGGGCGTTCGCGTCCGAGTTCGCGCGCTCCGGGTCTGCCGGCCCGGGGCGCGGTTCTTTGTCGTCTGCACGGCTTGGCCATGCCTTCAGCTTTGGCCGGATTCAACTGGTAAGGGAACGGGTAAGCCGATGAATTCCTCCGATCGCCTGACGCTGCCCCTGCCCCTGTTCGGCGGGGTGGTGCAGCCCCAGCGCCTGGTGGTGCCGCCCGAGGTGGTGATGGGCCTGAAGAGCTGGCGCCACGCCTGCCGCCTGGCCTGGAAGCTGCGCAACCCGCGCATCACGCTGCGCACGTTCGCCGAGCTCACGGACAGCTACGTGAGCCACTGCAGCGACTACTTCAGCGTGCACGACACCCGGCGCGAGCTGCCGGCCCGCAAGGCGGGCATCGCCTGCCTGGTGCTGGGCAATACGGTGCTGGTGCAGTGGCTGGCTCAGGAGAGCCGCGTCACGCTGATGGAGGAGCTGCAGGCGCAGCGCAACCGGAGGGCGGCATGAACGCACGCGCCGTCTCTGGCACCCTGCCGCCGCGGCTGGACCCGACGGCCGTGTACCGCACGCCCGCGGGCCGGCTGTGCGTGGTGCGCGACGTGGACTACCACGAGCCGCTGCTGCGCAACGGCGCCGCGGTGGCGCACCTCGAGTACTTGCAGCCCGATGGGCGGCCGATGCGCACCAACATGGTCGACGGCTTCAGCCTGAGCCGTGACAACTGGCCGCTGCTCAAGGTGGCGGGCAAGCGGCAGGGTGGTGGCTGATGCGCGGCCGGCCAGCGCGTTCTTACGGCCCGGTGGCCGAGGCCCTGGTGCAGGCAGCCGGGCAGGGCCCCGGCGCCGTGAAGGACCTGGCCGCTCGGGCCCAGGTGGGCTTCAGCGTGGCGCGCTACACGGCCAGCCGGCTGCTGGCGGCCCGCGCGCTGGTGGTGGTGGCGCCTGGCCGCCCGCGCGTGCTGGGCGTGCCGCCGGCCGGCAGCTCGGTGCACGACGCGCTGCAATCTCTGTCGGCTGCCTTGCACTCCGGTGGACACCAGGCGCCCTTGTTCGCTGAGCAGTAGGCCCGGGCTCCATGTCTCAACGCAACGGCGGGTACACGCCGATCGACTTCGACGCCGTCGAAAGGGCGCTGCTCGACGGCGCCGACAGGCTGGTGCCGGACTGGCTGCCAGGCGGCAAGAAGGTGGGGCCGGAGTGGGTGTGCGCCGATCTCTCAGGCGGTGAGGGCCGCAGCTGCAGCGTCAACCTGGTCAAGGGCTACTGGTCGGACTTCGCCAGTGGCGAGCGCGGCAAGAACCTGCTCGACCTGTACTGCGCGGTGTACGGCAAAGAGCGCGTCGACGCCGCGCGCGAGCTGATGCCCGAGCTGGGCCTGGCGCCCGCGGCAGCGCAGACGTCTGCACCCCCACCTCCGCAAAAACGCGCGGCGCCTGCGGCTGCGCCGGGGAAGAAGCCGGTGGCCGACGAAGGCTGGACGACGGTGACCCCGGTGCCCGAGCACGCGCCGCCGGCGACGTTCAAGCACTACGCGCGGCGCGACGAAGACATCGAGCACGTGGCGGACTACCGCGACGAGCTGGGCCTGTACGGCCACGTGGTGCGCTTCCGTACCAGCGACGGTGGCAAGGACCCGCTGCCCCGCACCTGGTGCACCAGCTCGAAGGACGGCGCCAGCTGCTGGAAGTGGAAGCAGTGGGACGTGCCGCGACCGCTGTACCTGCCCGGCCACCAGCGGCCTGCAGGCCGCACCGTGGTGCTGGTGGAGGGCGAGAAGAAGGGCGACGCCCTGCAGGCGCTGCTGGATGGCTTTGCGCCCGGCGTGTACTGCGTGGCTTCATGGCCCGGCGGCAGCAAGGCCTGGAAGAAGGCCAACTGGTCGTGGCTGGCCGGCGCGCACGTGCTCTGCTGGCCAGACTGCGATGCCAAGCGCGAGCCACTGACGGCGGCCGAGCGGCAAGGCTGTGCCGACGAAGCCGCGCGCCTGGTGCTGCAGGCTGCCAAGCCGCTGCTGCCGGCTGACAAGCAGCCCGGCATGCAGGCGATGCTGGGCATCGGTTCCGTGCTGCGGGCAGACCATGGGTGCACGGTGCAGCTGCTGCCCATACCGGCGCCTGGCGAAGTGGTGGACGGCTGGGACTGCGGCGACGCCGTGGCCGAGGGCTGGGACGGTGAGCGTGTGCTGGGCTTTTTCGCCGGCGCCTACGCGCTTCCGGCGTGGGCCGGCGGCGACAAGCCGAAGCCCACCGGCGGCGACGCCACGCCACCAGGGCCACCAGGTGAGCCGGGCGCCGGCGCGGATGACGACGGCGCGCCCGACGATGCGTTCCAGGAACACATTGAGTACCTGGCAGCCAAGATGGAGTGCGAGATCTGGCAGATCGGCGTCAACCGCAACCTGGTGATGGCGGCGCTGAACAAGGCACCGGCGCTGGTGGGCTGCCTTGCGTACAACGACCTTACCAACGCGCTGTGCACGGTGCGGCCCTGGCCATGGCGCGATGAGCCCGGCCTGGTGGCCGACAACGATGACCTGCGCCTGGGCGAGTGGTTGAGCCGCACCTACAAGCTGAAGGCCGCCAGCCGCGCCGCGCTGGACGAGGCCATCCAGACAGTGGCCGACGGCAGCCGCTTCCACCCGATTCGTGACTGGCTGAAGTCCATCAAGCACGACGGGCGCCCGCGGCTGAAGAAGTGGCTGCTGCACGCGCTGGGCATGGACCTGGCCAAGGTGGGCCCAAGGCGCCAGGAGTACCTGGGGCTGATGGGCCAGTACATGCTGATGGGCCTGGTGGCGCGCGTGATGCAGCCCGGCTGCAAGTTCGACTACAGCCCCGTGCTCGAGGGCAAGACGGGCATGGGCAAGAGCACCTTCGTCGAGGTGCTGGTGGGCAAGGCCCACTTCAGCGACACGCACTTCGACATCGGCAACGGCAAGGACGGCATGGAACAGCTGGAGGGCCTGTGGGCCTACGAGCTGAGCGAGATGACCGCCTTCCGCCGCGCCGACAGTGAGCAGGTTAAGCAGTTCTTCAGCTCGACGGTGGACCGCTACCGCGGGGCCTATGGCAAGTTCGTTCGGCCGCACCCTCGGCAGTGCGTCATCTTCTGCACGACGAACAAGCGCCAGTACCTGTACGACCTGACCGGCAACCGGCGCTTCTGGCCTGTGTGGGTGGACCAGCGGATCCGCCTGCAGTGGCTGCTGCGGTGGCGCGAGCAGCTCTTCGCTGAGGCCTACGCCCTATGGGCTGCAGGCGAACGCTACTTCCCGACCTACGAGGAAGAGGAGCGCTACTTCGTGCCTGAGCAGCGGCAGCGCCTGGTCGAGACCACGGTGCAGGCGCGGATGTTCGAGCTGCTCACGCGCGAGGGAGCCTTGCCCACAGAAGGCCGAGCGACGAGCCAGCTGAGCCAGGACACCAGTTTCGTGACGATGCCCGAGCTGTGCCAGGCGCTGGGCGCCGACCCTGCGAAGAGCACGGCACAGCTCGAGAGCCAGATCCGCAGCTGGCTCGACGCCTATGGGTGGCTGCAGCACCGTGAAGGTGGTGGCGGCCGGAGGCGGGGGTTTCGGCGGCCCGAGGTGTGGCCGCCACCCGCGGAAGACGATGACGATGCCCCTCCAGCGCCGCCGGCGTCGGAGGCATCCACTGAGACCGGCTCGGCGCCCACGGTGGCGGTCGAGCCGGATGGAGGCAGCGATGACGAGCCGTTCTGACCAGCGAGCGCAGCACCGGGCTGCGGAAAAGGTCGCGGCTCTCGATACGCGACGGTGCTGGCCGGGTGCGGGAGGCGCGATTCGCGGCCCCCGGTGCGGCGCCGTGGCGGGGAGATCGCTGCACGGGCCCATGACGTAGCGCAGCTGTCGACCAGGCGGAGGCAGGCGCGGCCGTCCAGGCCGTCCAGCCATCGCATGGAGTGCACCGGCCCCTGGGTTGCCGCCGTTGGCCCCAGTGAAGCCGCTGCATGGCCGATCGCGGCGCTGGGATGCAGGGGCAGGCGGGTGCAGGCGTCTGCGCGCAGCCGCGCGCGCGACCTCTGCGAGTGTGTGTTGATCTCTATAGAAAGGGTGGACGAGGTGGACGGAACCAAGCCGAACCGACAGGACATCGACCGCCAGGCCCAGGCGCTCAAGGTGACGATGCCGCACACCTACGCGGCCATCCAGCGCAAGGCTGGCGAGATCGGCCGCACGGCCTACGCGCTGGTGCGGCGCGGCCTGGGTGGCGAGCCCAACTGCTTCTGGGCGGCCGAGGGCGGCCACGTGGTGGGCACGCCCTTCGCGGTGGGCCATCCGATCAACGCGGCAGTGGCGGAGGCCATGGTGAGCTTCGGCGCGCGCTCGGTGGTCATCTGGGCCGAGGTGGCCGTGCAACCGCAGGGGCAGCATGGCGCGCAGGCCTGACATCGAAGCGCGGCTGCAGCGGTGGGCGCAGGCTGTGACGGTCGGCGACGGCTCAGGCTTCCCGGCGGTGAACGTGCTGGACCGCAGCTGGTCACCACCGTCGCCAGGCACCACGCCCACGCTGAAGGTGACGAAGGCAGGCGACGCGCCCGAGACACACGCGGCCATTGCGCAGCTCAGCATGCGCCTGCGCAACACGGTGGTGGCGCACTACTGCCTCAAGCTGGGCGTGGCCGAGCATGCGGAGCGGGTAGGGTGCGCGCCTCGCACTGTGCACGATCGCATCGACGAAGCGCACCGACAGCTAAGCGCGCTGCTGGCCGAACCGATTTTTTGCAACATGCACGATCCCGGGTAGAGTTCGGCACGCTCGGGGCTTCTGCACTCTGAGCGTTGCCACTCCTCGGGGCCCGTGCCCCTCACCAAGCCCCGCCGCGGCAACGCGCGCGGGGCTTGGTGCTTCTTGCGCCTGGCTGGCATGTCCCAACACCACCATCTCTACAACCTGGCGGCCTGGAAGCGGGCCCGCCACGCACAGCTGCTTCTGAAGCCGCTGTGCCGCATGTGTGGTGAGCTTGGGCTATTCGTGCCTGCAACCGTGGTCGACCACGTGGTTCCTCATCGCGGCGATCGCGCTCTCTTTCTGGACTCCGAGAACCTGCAGAGCCTGTGCAAGCCGTGCCATGACAGGCACAAGCAGGCGCAGGAACACCAGCGCGACGGGCTCATCCGCGGTAGCGGGCGCAGCGGGCAGCCGCTCGACCTGGCCCACCCCTGGCACGCCGCCGGGCGCCTCAGGGGAGGGGGGGGGCAAAAGTCGGGGGAGGGGGCCGACCAGACCGGAGGGTTCACGTCGTTCGCAGCGTGTCATAACTCGGAGGGGGGGGCTTTGGCATGAGCAGGCCTCGCAAGCCCAGTGCGCTGAAGGTGGTTGCCGGGACGGACCGTGCCGATCGCCGCAACGGCGCCGAGCCCGAGCCGATCCTGCTCAACGACCTGGAGCCGCCCGCGCACCTACGAGAGCGATCAGCCGCTGTCTGGCGCGAGCTCGCCCCGCTGCTGCGCCGCAACCAGGTGCTCACCGAGATGGACGTCCTGGCACTCGAGCTGCTGTGCGACTCGGTCGCGGACTACCGCCTGGCGCGCGAAGAGCGCGGCGACAACTTCACCACCACCAGCGCCAAGGGCAGCCAGATGCTCGACCAGCTGCTGGTGGCCCAGCAGGCTTGCGCCAAGCGCTGCGAGACCCTGATGGGCCGCTTCGGCATGGATCCGGCCAGCCGAAGCCGCGTGATGGTCAACCCCCAGGGTGATCTTTTCGGCCAGCCGCCGAGCGGCAAGGCGAGGTTCTTCAAGTGAACGTCGCCGCGGCGCCGGTCGCCAAGGCCGCTCGTAAGCGGGCGGCGCGCCGCCTCGAGCCCGTCGACCGGGTGACGGCCTATGCGCGAGACGTGTTGAGCGGCCGACTGGTTGCGGGGCCACACGTCCGCGCCGCGTGCAAGCGTCACCTCTCTGACCTGGAGACAGGTGCTGCCCGGGGCATCCACTTCGACCTGGCCACTGCTAACGAGGCCATCGCGTTTTTCGAGGAGGTCCTGTGCCTCAACGGGGGCGCTTTCGAGGGTCTGCCTTTCAAGTTGCAGAGCTGGCAGGCCTTCGTCGTCGGCAGCATTTACGGCTGGCTTCGCGGCGACGTGCGCCGGTTCCGCGTGGCGTACATCGAGACGGGCAAGGGCAGCGGCAAAAGCCCACTGGCTGCCGGTGTGGGAATGATGGGTCTGACCGCCGACGGCGAAGCACGCGCGGAGGTCTACGCTGCCGCGACGAAGAAGGATCAGGCCATGATCCTCTTCCGCGATGCCGTGGCGATGTACCAGCAGAGCCCCGAGCTGCTCGCCCGACTCAAGCCCAGCGGCGTTGGCGAGAACGTCTGGAACCTGGCCTACCCGTCGGCAGCGAGCTTCTTCAGGCCGATCAGCGCCGACGATGGCCAGAGCGGCCCGCGGCCGCATGTGGCGCTGATCGACGAGGTGCACGAGCACAAGACAATGACCGTGGTCGAGATGATGCGCGCGGGCACGAAGAGTCGTCGCCAGGCGCTGATCTTCATGATCACCAACAGCGGTGCCGGCAAGACCACACCCTGCGGCGTCTACCACGACTACGCCTGCGAGGTCGCTGCGGGCAGACGTCTGGACGACGCGTTTTTCGGCTACGTGTGTGGGCTGGACGAGGGCGACGACCCGCTGAACGACGAGTCCTGCTGGCCCAAGGCCAACCCGTCGCTCCAGGAGGCCGGCATCCCAGGTCTGCAGTACTTGCGAGAGCAGGTGACCGAGGCGCGCGGGATGCCGTCCAAGGAGTCGATCGTCCGCCGCCTCAACTTCTGCCAGTGGACGGACGCGATCAACCCATGGTTGAGCTCGCTGGTCTGGGAGCCGTGTCGCGCCGACTTCAGCCTCGAGCAGCTGCGTGGACGGCGCGCCTACGGCGGCCTCGACCTCTCCAGCACCACGGACCTGACGGCCTTCGTGCTGCTGGTGGAGCCCGCTGACCCGGCGGAGCCCTGGAGCATCCTGCCCTTCTGCTGGCTTCCGGCCGAGGGCATGCGTGAGCGCTGCCAGCGCGATCGCGTCGACTACGAGACTTGGCGCAGGCAGGGGCACCTGCGCACCACGCCAGGCGCCGCGATCAGCAAGCGGCACGTGCTGCAGGAGGTCGCGCAGCTCTGCGCCCAGTTCGAGGTGCAGAGCGTTGCGGCCGACCGCTGGCGGCTGGCGGATTTCAAGCAGATTGCCGACGACGAAGGCATCACCTTGCCCCCCATGCTGGAGTTCGGCCAGGGCTTCAAGGACATGAGTCCGGCCATCGACCGCTTCGAGACGGCCATCCTGAACCAGACCCTGCGCCACAACGGGCATCCGGTCCTGACCATGTGCGCCGCCAACGCTGTCACCGACACCGACCCGGCGGGCAATCGCAAGCTGAACAAGGCCCGGGCCACTGGACGCATCGACCTGGTGGTGGCTGCAGTGATGGCCTACGCCGGGGTGGTGCAGGAAGCGTCGGAAGGCAGGTCGTTCTGGGAAGACGACCCGAGTGCGGAGGCTGCCGAATGAGCTGGTGGCGCCGCCTGCTGGGCCAGAAGGCCACCCAGCTGACCTACGACCAGATCGCGTCCCTCATCGATGGCGCCGACGGCGGCCGCGTTGCCGGCCTGCTCATCAACGAGAAGACTGCGCTGCAGGTGGCCACGGTGCTGGCTTGCGTGCGCACGATCGCCGACGGTTGCGCGACGCCCAGTCTCGAGGTGTTCCGCGAGAAGTCCGACGGCAAGCGCGAGCGCGCCATCAACATCCCCGAGTACCGCCTGCTGAATCGGCGGCCGAACGAGTGGCAGACGAGCTTCGAGTGGCGCCGGCTGATGACCGCGCACGCTGCATTGACCGGTGCTGGCCTGTCCATCAAGGTCCGTGGCGACAACCGCCGCGTGCGCGAGCTCATCCCAGTCCTGCCTGGCCGCTGGGACGTGCGGCGGATCTCGCGCTACGAGGTGCGCTACCGCGTCTGGGACGACTTCGGCTTCGTTGGCGAGTTCCTGCCGGCCGATGTGTTCGTGCTGCACAACATGCAGTGGGACCACATCGGCGCGCTCAACCACGTCAAGGCCGCGGCCAGCGCGATTGGCCTGGGCCTCGCGGCTGAGCGCTCGCAGGCTGCCTTCCATGAGAACGGCGCCCGCCCCAGCGGCACCTACTCGGTCGAAGGCACGCTCAACAAGGAGCAGTACACCGCCTTGACCGAATGGCTCCGGCGGCAGTACTCCGGTGCCGAGCGCACAGGTCTTCCGATGGTCCTCGACCGCGCGGCCAAGTGGCTGCAGACCAGCATGTCGGGAGTCGATGCCCAGCACCTGGAGACGCGGCGCATGCAGGTGGAGGAGATCTGCAGGGCCTTTAACGTGTTCCCGATCATGGTGGGCCACAACGACAAGGCCGCCACCTTCGCAAGCGCGGAGGCCTTCTTCGCGGCTCACCTGAAGCACACGCTGGCGCCCTGGCACGTGGCCTGGACGCAGCGCCTGGACGAAACCCTCCTCGATGGTGCCGGCCCGCTCTTCGCCGAGTTCGACACGCGCTACCTCAACGCGGGCGCGATGAAGGACCGCGCCGTCTGGGCCCGCACGATGGCCGAGATGGGCATCTACACGCGCAACGAGCTGCGCGACGAAGAGGGCAAGGACCCGATCGACGGCCTTGATGAGCCGCTGACCCCGATGAACATGACCGGCAGCCGGCCGGCAGGAGAACCTGATGCGCCTCAAGACTGAACGCAAGGACACCACCGCGGCGGGCCGCCCCGAAGTGCGCACCTTTGCCCTGTCCATCCGGGCCAGCGGCGACGATGGCACCGTCGAGGGCTACGGCAGCGTCTTCGGCGTGCGCGACGCCTACGCCGACGTCATCTCGCCGGGCGCCTTCGCCGACAGCCTGGCGGCCCACAAGGCGGCCGGCACCATGCCCGCGATGCTGTGGCAGCACGACCCCAGCGAGCCGATCGGCGTCTGGACCGAGATGGTCGAAGACGAGAAGGGCCTCCGCATCAAGGGCCGGCTCGCGCTGGACACGGTGCGGGGCAAGGAAGCGCATGCGCTGCTGAAGATCGGCGCCCTTAACGGCCTGAGCATCGGCTTCGTCAGCAAGGAGTGGATGTACGACCGTGACACAGACGTCCGCACGCTGACGCAGATCGAGCTCTGGGAGGTGTCGCTCGTCACCTTCCCGGCCAACGACAAGGCGCGCGTCACCGGCGTGAAGGCCAGTGACGCCGGCGCCATCCAGACCCTCAAGGACGCCGAGAAGTGCCTGCGCGACGCGGGCTTCTCGGCTGACGCGGCCCGGGCCTTTGTGGCCCAGGTCCGCCGCATCGCTCCGGTTCCGCGCGACGCGGATGGGGTGGATGCGGCCACTGCAGCAGCCGAGCGGCTGCTGCGCTCCATGGCCTCTACCTCCTGATCCACCGAAAGGACCCGACTGTGAAGACCCCGAAGCTCAACCGCATCATGGCGGCCCATCACGCTGCCTTCCTGGCCACCGCGGCCGCCGCCGGCTTCCGCTACGAGCGCCGCGACGCGTCCGACATGAAGAAGCTGGCCGAGACCATCGACCGCATCGCCACCGCGTTCGAGGAGTACAAGCGCACGAACGACCAGCGCCTGGCGGAGATCAAGACCAAGGGCAGCGCCGACCCGCTGCTCGAGGAGAAGCTCCGCAAGGTGGACGCCGAGCTCTCCACCCTGAGCGAGATGAAGACTGCCCTGGAGGCCGTCCAGACCAAGCTGGCGCGCCCCGGCGTGCTGCCGGCCGGCGGCGCCGAGCAGCGCGAGTCGCCGGAGGCTCTGGCTTATCGCCAGGCCTTCGTGTCGTGGGTGCGCAATCCCACCGACCACCAGCGCAGCGCGCTGCTGCAGCAGCGCGCGCGTGAGCTGCAGCGCGTCGAAGCCAAGGCCTTTGGCGGCGACGACGGCTTCGAGACCCGCGCCACGCAGACCGTCACCAGCACGGGCGCTGCCGGTGGCTTCGCGTTGCCGGAGATCATCGAGCGGCAGATTCAGCGCCTCAGCGTCGACATCAGCCCTATCCGGCAGATCGCCACGGTCCGCACCGTGGGCAGCCCCGACTACAAGGAGCTGTTCGACGTCAACGGCGCGGCCTTCGAGTGGGTGGGTGAGGCCGATACGCGCAACCAGTCGAACACCCCCGACATGGCCGAAGTGGCGCCCACCTTCGGCATGGCGTCTGCCAAGCCGCAGGCCTCGGAAGAGTCGCTCGACGACCTGTTCTTCGACGTCGAGAACTGGCTCATCACGTCGGCTGCCGAGGCCATCGCGCAAGGCGAGGGCGCGTCCTTCGTCAACGGCAACGGCACCAAGAAGCCCACCGGCTTCCTGGCCGGCCCCGCCCCGGTGGCAACTGCCGATGCCTCGCGGGCTTTCGGCACGCTGCAGTACATCGCGTCCGGCCAGGCCGCCGCGATGCCGACCTCGGCCGACACGTTCCTGGACATCGTCTACTCGCTGCGCGCGCGGTACCGCGCGAACGCCCGCTGGGTGTCGAACAAGCTCACGCTGTCGTCGGTGCGCAAGTACAAGGACACCACGGGCCAGTACCTGTGGCAGCCGTCGATGATGGCCGGCCAGCCCGACACCTTCATGGGCTACCCGGTCACCGAGGCGGAAGACATGCCCGTGGTCGCGGCCAACGCGTTCTCGCTCGCCTTCGGCGACTTCCGCGAGGGCTACCTCATCGCCGATCGCGTGGGCATGCGCATGACCCGCGACGAGATCACCAGCCCGGGCTTCGTCAAGTTCTACGTGCGCAAGCGCGTGGGCGGCCGCCTCCGCAACACGCAGGCCATCAAGCTGCTGAAGATCGCCGCGAGCTGATCGACGCTCGCTCCGCTGCTCGGGCCCGCCTTCGTGCGGGCCCGCTGCATTCCAGCGCCCCACACCCCGAGGTCACCATGCCCAAGATCAAGGTCATCAAGCCCTTCAAGTTCGCCCACGGTGGCCACACCGTGCAGGAGTTCGAGCCCAGCGACGAGCCCATCGACACCTCCGACGAGTGCGCCGAGCTGGCCGTCAAGCAAGGCTGGGCGAAGAACGTCAAGGCGCGCGCCGCGGCCCCCGCGGCGGCCGACGCCCTGCGCGCACGCATCACCGAGCTCGAGCAGCAGCTCGCCTCCGCCACCGACGAGTCCTCGAAGTCCGCGCTGGCCGCCGAGCTGCAGGCCAAGCAGGCCGAGCTCGCCGAGCTGGGCTGAGCAGGCGTCTGCACAGGAGCCCACCATGGCCAGCTTCGTCTTCAACATCGCCCTCGGCCGCGTGGCCGAGCTCTACCGCCGCGTGAAGGCCAACGATCCGGCCAACAGCGCGCTTGTCCTGGTGGCCATCAACGCTGGCGCCGCCACCGACGCCACGATGCGCGACTACGACACGCTGGCCCAGCTCATCGCTGACGCCGACGTGGTCGAGGTCACCAACGCCGGCTATGCGCGCAAGGTGCTCACCGACGTCGACCTGGCCGCCTTCCCGGCGCCCGACGACACCAACAACCGCATCGAGCTGTCGCTGCCCGCGCAGACCTGGGCCACGGTGGCCGCAGGCACGGCGTGGACGGACATCGTCGTCTGCTACGACCCCGACACCACCGGCGGCACCGATGCCGACCTGGTGCCGCTGACGCTGTTCGACTTCCCGAAGACCCCCGACGGTGGCGACATCCCGATGGCCGCCGGCGTGTTCTTCCGCGGCAACGCGGTCTGACCTCGAGCGCAGCCGATGGCCTTGCTGACGATCCTGGACTACGCGACGGCGGTTGCCGTTGGCGCCGCCACGTCTCAGCAGGCCAACCTTGAAGCGCTGCTCGCGCCTTTCGGTGCCGGCCCCGTGACGGCGCGCCTGGAGGGCCCCACGGGCACGCACCTGCGCGCGCTCACGATCTCGCTGCCCACCATCGAGGCCACCACGCCGCGGCGCTTCACGCTGGCCGCGCACCTGGCCGACGCCGCGGTGGCCACCGGCGCGCCAGGCCGCTGGGTGTTCCGCACCTCGGGCGGCCTGTCGGTGTTCTCGATCCCGGCCGGCACCGGCGGCTCGAGCATCAACCACGTGGGCGACGTGAAGACGCTGTGCACGCCGACGCTGCAAGGGGTAGTGGTGACAGCACCCTCTGGCCTGCCTTCGACCAGCGTGCCAACTTGGCGTGCTGGACGAGCGGCTTTGGAGTGGGGACAGATCGCCGGAACTGCCCCCTCCACCTCGTTGAGCAGCATGGGCTTCAGCGAGAGGGCGTGCGACGCGTACAACTGCCTCGTGGTCGACTCGCTGGGCAACGCTTACGGTGTGGCGTGGGGTGGCCACGATGACGGGTCAAGCAACGGGGCCGCCAAGATCGGCCTCATGGCAAACACGCCGGCTTGGTCAGTGCTGTTCTCGGGCACGGCCTCGCCGACGCCGCCGCCCGCCCCCCCGGCGCTCGCGGTGCCGTACTACGCCGACGGCCGTCCCACTTCGCGACACGGCTATGCGTACCTATTCCCGGTCGAGGGTGGCTCTGCGGTGCTGCTGGCCGGCTGCAAGTTCGGCTGGTCTGGAGGCTCTGGAAACATTCCGGCCGGTCCTGGCATGGATGTCTTCGATCTCGTCAGCAATGACTACAGGCCGCGGTTTCACTACCCCGACATCCCGGACGGATCCTTCGGGACCGTGCAGGATGCCGCGGGCAACATCTGGACCCAGACGGGCTACAAATTCACCGTCGCGACCAAGACCTGGAGTCGCCCCAGCTCAGGCACAGGCCTGCGTTTCCCGGCGGCGACGGACCAGGGCACCGACCGCAGTTTGTGGCTGCAGTTCGGGGACAGCCAGGGCTTCGACGCGTCGCTGGGCATCCAGGCGAAAGAGCTCAACCACGCCGACGGCTCAATCCGAACGATCACGATTGCGCCTAGCGCCGCGCGTACCGCCTTCGAGGCAGCGCAGCCCGCCTATCCGTCGATGGACTTCTGCCCGGTCGACGGCAAGTACTGGTTCTTCCACGCTGGCGAGCCGCAGGTTGCCTACAAGGTGACGCCTAGCAGCGTGTCGACCTCATGGGTGATGGAGCGCGTGGTCTTCGGCGGGCTTACCCCTGTCACCACCAACAGCAGCTCGGCCGCTGTGCCGCTGATGCAGCGGGTGCGCTGGGTTCAGCCGCTCGGTGGCTTCGTCGGGATCTGGGCCGCTCGTACCAACCTCTACTTCCTGCCGGTGACCTGAGATGCTGAATGTCAACGGTATCGACGCCTTCCTGCGCCACGTCATGGCGTCGGCGGGCACCTACCCCCTGACCCTGTTCGCGCGGGCCCGCCAGGCCTCTGGTGGCGCCAACCAGGTGGTCTTCTCTGAGGTGCAGATCGCCGCCGGCCGGCGCTGCCGCGCTGCAGCCTTCCAGAACGCCGCGGGCTCTGCGGTAGAAGCGATCGCGCTGTCGTCTTGGGGCGCGACGCCTCAAGCAAGCGCTGGTGAGAACCTGGGCGATGCCGCCGGCGGCGCTGCCGAACCGGTGATGCTGGTTGCTACGTCGGCGACGAGCATGACGCTCTACACAGCAAACAACCCAAGTGGCGTCACCGGCACGGGTACGAACGCAAGCGCATCCGATTGGGCTGGAGCCGACACGCTCCTCTTCGGCGCCCGCTATTTCGACTCAGTCTATGGCGACTTTTTCAATGGTGCTCTCGGCGAGCTGGCGCGGTGGAGTGCTGCGCTTGATGCCGCAGACTTTGCAGCACTCGCCGCGGGCGCGTACCCAGAGACCCGTCGGCCCGTTGCGCTGTACGACGTGTGGGATGGAAATCCGCCTGGCGCAGCTGGCTCGGCCGTGACCGGACCATTGATCGGTCGCATCAATGGCCGATCGCTCTCTGTTGTCGGTGCGGTCACCAAGTCGTCAGTCCCTCACCCGGTGGCTCGGGATTCTTCGTGGACGCCGCTGGGGTCGGTGAAGACGGCGGGCAACACCGCAAGCGCAACCACTGCCGCCGTCGACACGACGGGTGCAAAGCTGATCGTCGTCGTCGCGTCGTGCGCTGCCGGTGGGGTACCTGGCGTTGTCGACAGCGTGCACGGCGGCACCGGTTGGAACGAGATCGTGTTGGGCGCCAGCTCAGCCAACAAGGTTGTCCTCTTCTGGCGCATCAACCCGACCACCAGCGCGACGCACACCTTCACGGTGGGGGGGCCAACCTACTTTGGTGTCGCCCACATCATGTGGTTCGGCAACACGGCCGGCGTTGTGGGCGTTGATGTGCAGGCCAGCAACAGCAGCGCCAGCGCCGCCACGCTGGCGGCCGGATCGGTCACGCCGGCGTACACCAACAGCCTTGTCATCGCCGCCGCGGCAGCCGGCGGAGCGTCCGGCAGCTTCAGCATTGGCAGCGGCTTCACCATTCCTGCCAATGGCCAGTCACCTGGTATCGACAGCACCTCGATGGCGGGCATGATTGCCTACCTGATCCAAAGCGCTGCGGCTTCTGTGAACCCCACGGTGACGATGCCTGTCACCGGCGCATGCGCGACTGGCACAGTGGTGTTCCGCGCGACGGACGGCGCCGGCAGCGGTGACACCACACCGCCAACGCTGAGCGGCCCCAGCGGCACCGGCGGTCTAGGCGTCTGCACAGGCTCGGTCAGCACCAACGAAGCCGCGGGCGATCTCTACGCTGTGGCCACGGCCAGCGCCACAGCCCCCACGCAGCTGCAGGTGCGCAACGGCCAGGATCACACCGGCGCCGCGGCGCTGCGCGTGCGCAGCCAGGCTGTCACCTCCACCGGCGCGCAGAGCATCCCCAGCGGCGCGATCTCCGGCGGCGCCGGCACGCGCTACTGGCACTTCATGCACGAAGACGCGGCGGGCAACCGCTCGGCCGTGGTGTCGTCGGCCGGCTTCAGCGTCACAGCCTCAGCCACCCAGCTGGTGGTGACCGTGCCTGACGCGGCCGGCCTGTCGGGCTTCAATGCCGTGGTGCTGAGCGCGGCCGCGCCCGGCGCTGGCGTCACCGTCATCGCAACGGCCACCGGCATCACCTTCAACGGCAGCGGCCAGGCCACCATCAGCATCGCCGGCCTCGGCGTGCCGGTCACTGCGTACCGGTGGGTCACGGTCACCAACGCCACGGGCGACCCGCTCCAGTCGCCTCCGCCGGTGCAAGCCCAAGGCCCCGTGCAGGCGAGCTGACGCATGAGCCTCGAGCTGAACCCCGTCTTCGAAGCGCCCGGGCTGCAGCTCGGCCCCGTCTTCGATGTGTCGGGCCCGCCAGCCTTCGTGAGCTTCACCGCCACGGCCACCGGCGGCACCGTGGCCTACTCGGGCGCCGTCACGCACTACCGCGTCAACGGCGGCGCGTCCATCGCCATCCCGGCCAGCCCGTTCACCTTCGCCGGCTTGAGCCCCAACACCGAGCCGCACACCGTGCAGCTCAGTGGCGACGGCGGCAGCACCTGGCCGGCCAGCTGGACCTTCGGCACGCTCAACCCCGGTACGGGCGGTGCCGAGGTGCCCACCGGCCTGCCGCCCGGCATCGCCGAGTCGTCCGAGCTGGCCCTGGCGCTGCTGCAGGCGCTGCCGGTGGGCGTTGCCGTCGAGTCCGACACCGCGCTGGCGTTGCCGCTGGTCCTGCCGCCAGGCGTGGCCGTCGAGACCAGCATCGCCTTCGCGCTTGCCAGCTCGGGCACCGTCCAGGCCGCAGAAGAGCTCGACGAGGCGCTGCCACTGGCCCTGGTCTCGGCCAGCAGCCCCGGCGTGGCCGTGGAAACCGACCAGGCGCTGGCCCTGCTGCTCATCGTAGGCCCAGGCATCGCCGTCGAGACCGACACCGCCGTGGCCCTCTCATCGCCGGCCCGCCAGGTCCCCGGCGCCCCGCGCCGTCGCGCCACCAACCTCAGCACGGGCCGCCGCCCGGCCAACCTCGCCTGAGCCCGCCATGTCGCTGCGTCTCATCACCCCGCCCAGCACGCTGCCCGTGAGCGTGGCCGAAGCCAAGCTGCACTGGCGCGTCGAGCACGACGCCGACGATTCGCTCATCGCCATGCTCATCAAGGCCTCGGCCGCCACGTGCGAGCAGGAGCTCAACCGCGCGCTCATGGCCCAGACCTGGGAGCTGATCGTCGACGCCTTCCCTGACGGCGAGATCCGCCTCGAAAAGCCGCGCGTGCTCGAGGTGCTGCAGGTGCAGTACGTCGACGTCGACGGCATCACGCAGACGCTCGGTGCAGACGCCTGGACGCTCGACGCCGATCTCACCCCCGGCTACCTGTTGCCCGCCCTCGGCACCAGCTGGCCCGCCACCCGCGCGCAGGCCAACGCCGTGCGCGTGCAGTTCCGCGCCGGCTACGGCGCCGAGGCCACCGCCGTGCCCGAGAGCCTGCGCGTCTGGATCCTCATGCACGCCGGCACGGCCTACCGCAACCGCGAGGGCGTGGTCACCGGTGCGTCGGTGGCCGAGATCCCGGGCCGCTACCTCCCCGGCCTGCTCGACCCGGAAAGGCTCTTCTGGTGATGCTCTCCGCCGGCGCGCTCGACAAGCGCGTCACCTTCCGCACCCGGGCGCCGGGCGAAGACGGCCTGGGCCAGCCCAACGGCGCCTGGTCCACCGTCGACGAGCTGTGGGCGCGCGTGGTGCCGCTGCGCGGCCGCGAGTGGCTGGCCGCGGGCCAGACGCACATGGAGGTCACGCACCGCATCGTCATCCGCCACCACGCGGCGCTGGCGGCGCTGCTTGAGGCCCGCGCGCCCCTGCAGGCCCTGCGCGGCAGCCTGGTCTATGAGGTGGTGCACGGCATGCCCAGCGAGCGCGATGGCGCCGCGCTGGAGTTCATGTGCAAGCAGCTGCTGCCGGTACCGGAGGGCGGCGCGTGAGCGGGTTCGCCATGGACGTCGACCTGTCCGACCTGCGGCTCGACGAGCTGGCCGACGGCGCCGAAGCCGCGGTGCGGCCGGCTGCGCAAGAAGGCGCGCAGTACTTCTACGACCAGGTGCGCGCCAACGTCCGCAAGCTCGGCCGCAAGACGGGCAACCTCGAGCGCGCCATCTACCAGGCCTACAGCCGCGACAACAGCGGCCGCACCGTGGCGCAGTACCACGTCACCTGGCGCCGCGGCAGCCGCGGCGAGGCGGCCGACAAGGTCGCCGGCGGCCAGGCCCGCGCGCCGCACGGCCACCTGGTGGAGTTCGGCCACTGGCAGCGCTACGTGGTGTACGTCGACAAGCGCGGCGAGTGGAAGACCGCCATCCGCCCGAGCATGAAGCTCAAGTCGGGCAAGGGCTACCGCAAGCCGCCGCCGCGGCGCGCCTCGCAGGCAGCCAAAGACGCGTACTACGTGCCGCTCAAGGGCGGCCCGAAGTTCGTGCCGCCGCAGAGCTTCATGCGCTCGGCCATGACGCCCGGCCACAAGCGCGCGGCGCTCAATCGCATGGTCGACCGCTTCTGGTTCGAGCTCGAGCGCCGGGGCCTTCTCTGAGCAGCTGCCATGAGCCTTGAGACCGACTTCGTGGCCGTGCTGAAGACCTGCTGCGACAGCGTCTTCCCGGGCAGCGCGCCGGCCAGCCAGCCGCGGCCCTTCGTCACGTGGGAGCAGATCGGCGGCGACGCCGCGCGCTACGTGGACAACACGCCCATGGCCAAGCGCCTGGCGCTGCTGCAGGTCGACACCTGGGCCACCACCAAGGCCGCGGCCATGCAGCTGGCCCGCGAGATCGAAGACGCGCTGTGCGCGGCCACCACCATCACCGCGCGCCCGCTGTCCGACCAGTCGGGCCGCCAGGACGAGTACGTCGACGCCTACGGCGTGACACAGGAGTTCGAGGTCCACGGCGGGCGATAGCCGCCTGCAGCCAGTTCCCAAGCCGCGCCGCCCCGGGCCACCGAGGCGGCGTTTTTCTTGCCCGCGAGGGCGTTTCCACCAGGAGTCATCCTCATGTCCCAGATCCTCACCGGGGTCCAGTTCGCTCTGGCCACCGCCTTCGCCGCGGCCAAGACCATCACAGACATCACCAACGCGTCGCCCGGGGTGGCCAGCAGCGCGACCCACGGCTACCTGGCCGACGACGTGCTTTGGCTCACCAACAACTGGTCGCGCCTGAACAAGCGCGTCACCGAGGTGCTGGCCGCGCCCACCGCCGACACCTTCAGCCTGAAGGAGATCGACACGTCCAGTACGGTGCTGTACCCCGCCGATGGTGGTGCTGGCACGGCCCGCAAGGTCAGCACCTGGGCCGTCATCAACCAGGTGATGAACGTCAACCCCAGCGGTGGCGAGCCGCGCTTCGTCACGGGCCGCTACCTCGAAACCGACGTCGACCTGTCGGCGCCTGACGGCTTCAGCCCCCAGCAGTGGACGCTGGACCTCGACATCGACAGCAAGGGCCTGGCCGGCTACCTGGCGCTGCAGGCGCAGAGCGAGTCGCGTGTGGAGACGGTGCTGCGCATCACCACCAGCGCCAACTTCCGCACCTACTTCCCGTGCTTCGTCGCCTTCAACGAGTCGCCGATCATGGCCGAGGGCCAGTTCACGCGCGTCCGCGCCGTCATCTCGGCCACCCAGCGCGCCACGCTCATCAAGCCCGCCTGAGCATGGCGAAGATCCGCCTGGGCGCGCGCCCCAAGACCTTCGCGCGCAAGATCACGGTGCCGCTGCCCGAGGGGGGCGAGGGCAGCATCGAGGTGCAGTACGTGTACCGCACCCGCACCGAGTTCGCCGAGTTCGTCGGCGACATCACCAAGGCTGCCGGCACGGCCCCGCCCGTGGACACCACGGCCGAGGCGGTGGACGAGAGCATCCGCCGCGCGATGGAGGCCACGCTGTCGGCCAACGCCGACTACATCATGCGCATCGCCACCGGCTGGGATCTCGAGCACGAGTTCACCCGCCAGAACGTGGTGCAGCTGTGCGACGAGCTGCCCGGCGCGGCGCTGGCCATGATGAGCCAGTACCGCGAGGCCATCACCGAGGGCCGGCTGGGAAACTGAAAGCGGCTGCCGAGGCCATGTTCTTCAAGGTGCCGAAGGCCCTGGCGGCCTTCGGCATCCCCGCCGAGCATCTGGTGCCGGCGGTGGTGGAGGTCTGGCCCGAAAACTGGCCCGCCTGGCGCCTGTTCGACGAGATGGCCGGCCAGTGGCGCGTGGGCTTCGGCGGCCGCTACGCCCTCGACTACAGCACCCTCTTCGCGCGCATGGACCGCATGGGCCTGTCCAACGACGAGTGGAACCAGCTCTATGCAGACGTCCGCATTTGCGAAGCCGCGGCCTTGACGGCCATGCACCCCGACCCCCACTGAGAGACGCACCATGACTACTGGCAGCAGCGGCGACACGCGTCAGGTCAAGATCGCGCCCACCGTCGACGCCTCGGGCGTTAAGCCGGGCATCGAGCAGACGAAGCGCGAGGTCGGCTCGCTGGCCGACGACATTCGCGCCAAGGGCAAGCAGGCCGCCGAAGGCCTGGCCGGCATCGGCGATGGGGCCAAGCGGGGCGCGGCAGAAGCCGCTCGCGCGCTCGCGTCCACCCAGCGCGAGCTGCAGAAGATCGAGGCCGAGATGCTCTCCGGCAGCCGCCGGGGCACGGTGGAGTACACGCTGGCGCTTGCTCGTCTCAAGGGGGTCAGCGAAGAAGCGCTGGGCCCAATGGCCGCCCGTTACCGGGCGATCGAAGAAGCCACTCGCAAGGCCACGGCGGGCCAGCAGCAGCTGGGTGTGAGTGCAGGGCAGACAGCCAACGCCTTGCGCCAGGTGCCGGCCCAGTTCACCGACATCTTCACGTCGCTGGCCTCGGGCCAGTCACCGATGCTGGTGCTGCTGCAGCAGGGCGGCCAGCTCAAGGACAGCTTCGGCGGCGCCGGCGCCGCGGCCCAGGCGCTCGGCAGCTACGTGGCAGGCCTCATCAACCCGGTCACGCTGTTGGCCGCGGCAGTGGGCACCGTCGCGGTGGGCTACGCCCTGGGCAGCCAGGAGCAGCAGCGCTACACCGCAGCCCTGGTGCTGTCGGGCAACGCGGTCGGCACCACGGCCAACAACCTGGGCCGCATGGCTGCCGAGATCGATGCGCTCAGCTTCGGCACCACGCAGAGCAAGGCGGCCGACGTGCTCGCCCTCATCGCTGGCTCGGGCGAGGTGGCGGCGCAGAGCCTGCAGCGCTTCACGCAGGTGGCCATCGCCATGGAGCGCGCTGGCGGCCCTGCCGCCGAAGAAACCGCCAAAGCCTTCGCTGAGCTGGGCAAGAGCCCGCTGCAGGCCAGCCTGCGCCTGACCGAGAGCACGCGCTACCTGAGCGCGGCCACGGCCGAGCAGATCGCCACGCTCGAGCGCCAGGGCCGCACGGTGGAAGCGGCCCGGCTCGCGCAGGAAGCGTACGCGGCGTCGCTCGAGGAGCGCGCGCCGCAAATGGAGGCGCGCCTGGGCACACTGGAGCGCGCCTGGCGCGCCATCAAGGACGTCACCAAGGAAGCCGCCGACGCCATCAAGTCCATCGGCCGCGACACGCTGCAGGACCAGCTCGGTGCTCTGGACGAGCGCATCGGCCGCGCTCAGCGCCTCCAGGGCAGCGGTGGTGGCGGCCTCCTCGGCCAGTTCCTGGGCGGCAACCAGGCCGAGCTGCAGGCTCGGCGCGAAGCCCTTCTCGAGCAAATCCGGCTCGAGCAGCGCTCCGCCGCGGCGCAGGGTGCGCGCACGCAAGAAGAAGAGGCCCGAATCCAGTTGATGAAGGAGGGCTGGAGGTACCTCAGCGACCAAGTCAAGCTCGAAGAAGAAGTCCTGCGAATTCGCAACCTGGGAGCCACGGCTCGCTGGACCGAAGAACAGATCGCGCAGCGCCTGCGCGACATGGTCGCAGACCGCTTCAAGAGCAAAGACAGCGGTTCCGACAAGGCCGAGCGCGATCGCGCCCGCGCGCTTGAGGCCGAGACCCGGCTGCTTGCCGAGCTGAGCGGCGTCTCTGCCGACTACGCCAAAGACCTGGACGCGCTCAACAACGCCTATGCCCGCGGCCGGCTGAGCTACGACCAGTTCCTCGAGGCCACCGCCAAGCTCAGCGCCCGCCAGCCTGGCATGGTGGCCAGGGCTCGTGAGTTGGCCAAGGCTGCCGACGACGAGGCCGATGCCAAGCGCCGCCAGCAGCAGGAGCAGGCGCGCTACCTCTCCGGCATCGAGGCTGAAGGCGAGGCCGCCGAGCGTACGGCGCAGCAGCTGCGGCTTGAGATCGTCGAAATGACTCAGGGCAAGCAGGCCCGCGAAGCGCTCGTGATCGACATGCGCGAGCGCGTGGCGCTTACGCATGAGCAGGCCGCGGCCATGCTGGAGCTCAACGGCGCCGACGGCACGTACCACCGCATTGCAGCAGAGCGCATCAAGAACGAGATTCGTGAGCGCAGACGTCTGCAAGAGACATCGACCGCCAAAGAGGTCACAGACGCCAACGAGCGTGCCGCGCGCCAGGCGGCTGACGAGTGGAAGCGCGCGGCCGACGACGCTGGCGCCGCGCTGGCCAATGCACTGATGCAGGGCGGCAAGAACGCGTGGGAGTACATCGTGGGCACGGTGCGCGCTCAGGTGCTCACGCCGGTGGTGCGCTACATCACGCAGCCCATCACCGCTGGCGTCTTTGGCGCACTTGGCCCTGCGACGGCTTCAGCGGCAGGCGGCGCCGGTGTTGGTGGCGGCCTGGGCCTCATTGGCGCTGGCGGCCTGCTGCCAGGGCTGGGCGCTGCCTTCGGGGCCGGTGCATCGCTGGGCATCGGCAGCTTTGCCGGCGCAGGGCAGGCGCTCAGTGGCGCCGGCTGGCTGATGTCCAACGGTGGCGTCATGGCCGGCATTGCGCAAGGCGCCGGCGCACTCGTTGGCGCGCTCGGCCCGGCCTTCATCGGCCGTCTGCTCGGCCAGCAGCTCAGTGGCGGCTTCAGCCTGGGCGGAAGCGGCAACGGCATCGTCAACGCCGGCGCCGTGGCCGGCGGCCTCATCGGCACGCTGTTCGGTGGCCTGGGCGGCCCGCTCGGCGCCGGTCTAGGTGCCCTGGCCGGCGGCGGCATCAACCGGCTCTTCGGCCGCAAGCTGGCCGATACCGGCATCGAAGGCACCTTCGGCGGCGGCAGCTTCAGCGGCAACCAGTTCGCCTTTCAGAAGGGCGGCACGTTCCGCAGCGACAAGACCACCACGTCCGCCCTGAGCGCAGAGGCCCAGGCCGCGCTCAACGCCGGCAGCCTGGCAGCCCTCAGCAGCGCCCGGGCCTACGCCGACGTGCTGAAGCTGCCCGCCGCGGCACTGGATGCCGTCACCTCGGGCATCAAGCTCAGCCTCAAGGACCTGAGCGAAGAGCAGGTGCAGCAGCGCATCACCGAGGCCGTGGCGGGCTACCAGGAGGCGCTGCTCAGCACCTTCCGCACCCAGCTCGAGCCGCTGCGCAAGCTGGGCGAGTCGTTCACCGACACGGCGCTGCGCCTGTCCACCCTGCAGGTTTTCAGCAAGGGCCTCATCGACCTCGGTGGCGTCTTCAGCCGCGTGGCCAACGCCTCGGTGGCCGCGCGCGAGAACCTCATCGAGCTGGTGGGCGGCATGGACTCGCTGGCCAGCATGGCGCAACAGTACGCGCAGCAGTACTACAGCCGCGACGAGATCGCCGGCATCAAGGCGCGCGACCTGCAGTCCGCGCTGTCGTCGGTGGGCATCACGCAGGACCTGCGCAGCCGCGACGACTTCCGCGCGCTCGTCGAAGGTACAGACGTCAGCACCGAGGCCGGTCGCCGGCGCCTGGCCCAGCTGCTGCGCGTCAGCGGCGACTTCGCCCAGCTGTCCGACTACCTGGGCGAAACCGGCATCGGCCTGCAGGCGGCCGCGCTGCAGGCGCCCGAGACCTCGCAGCTCGCCGACCTGTTCTCCAACGGCACGCAAGAGCAGGTGACGGCCACCAACGAAGTCCGCGACAGCGTCGACCGCGTTGGCAGCGCGATCGGCCGGCTCATCGAGCTCATGGGCCGGTCCATCGGTGGCAGCGGCAGCAGCGGCGGTAGCGGCATCCGCGACCGCGTGCCCGAGGTGCTGGTCGATTGAAGACCCTCTCCAGCGCCCTCTCGGCCGCCTTGGGCGCGCCGGTGCAGCGCCCCGCCGTGCTGGTGGAGGTGCACTTCGCGGCCGTGCAGCGGTGGTCGAGCATGTCCACCGTCACGTGGAACGGCCACACCTGGGCCGCTCGTGACCTGGCCGTCGAGAACCTGAGCGTGCAGCCGTTCAAGGTGAGCGGTGACCTGGTGCTCGGCAACCTCGACGACGTTGCCGGCGCCCTGGTGCTGGCCCAAGGCGTGAAGGACCGCCGCATCGTGGTGTACGGCTACGACGCGGCCGCGCTGGGTGGCGTGGCCGACGCGGTGTGGCTCTGCACGGCCGTCGGCGCGGCGGCCTCGGTCGACACGCGTGAGGTGCGCGTGGCCCTGCGCCACCGCTGCGAGTTCGTGCAGAGCCCGCGCGGCTACGTCGACGCTGCGAGCGGCTTCACCCACATGCTGCCGGCCAACACCGTGTTGCGCATCAACGGCATCGACTACCGCCTCGAGCGCTAGACGCACCCACCCCACACCATGGCCAACTACCCGCGCTACCTGACGCTGGCCGACAGCTCAGTCGGCACCGAGTCCGGCGTGCAGAGCGTGCGCGCCACCAACGGCACGCTGCACGTGCGCCGCCTCTACGCGGCCGACAAGGCCACGTTCAAGATCGGCCACCTCTTCAGCGCCGCCGATCGCGCCGACCACAAGGCCTTCTACGAGGCCAACAAGGACCTGGACGTCACCTACGTCTGGCCCGGTACCGGCGAGACCTTCACCGTGCGCTTCGACGGCCCGCCGCAGTACCTGCCGCGTGGCGCCATGTTCGAAGCGCGGCTCACGCTCAACGAGGTGTGACGCGGTGGCAGTGAGCAGCATCATCTCCAGCGGCCTGACGATCCCGCCGGCCGCGGCCGTCAACGCCGGCGCCAGCGTGCGCGGCCTGTCGCTGGCCGCGGCCAACGCACTGATCCCAGTGACCTACGGGCTCGATCGCCAGCCGGCCCTGCTGCTGAACGTGCTGCCCAAGGCCGACGACGCCAGCAAGGTGCTGGTGCAGTGCCTGTGGGGCCACGCGCTCGACGCCGTCGACGAGCTGCAGCTCAACGACCGAGCGCTGCCGGCGGGCACCAGCGTCACGCACTACACCGGTGGGCAAATCACGCCAGACCCGGCTCTGGTCGCGGCGTTCGCGGCCCAGGGCATCACCTACACCGACACGCTCAACGGCTACGCCTTCAGCGTGGTGGCACTGCCCACCGCCAGCTTCGATGGCCAGCTCAATGTCTCGGCGCGTCTGCGTGGCCGCCGGGTGTACAGCAGGCGTCTGGACAGCACTGCCGGCGGTAGCGGCCCGCACCGCCTGGCCGACCCTGGCACCTGGGAGTGGACCGACAACCCGAGCGACTGCCTGGCCGACTGGATCTCCAACCCGCTGTACGGCGCCGGCGAACTGGTGGACTGGGACTCGGTGCCCGCTGCGGCCAATGCCAACGACGCCCTGGTGGGCACCCCGGGCGAGAAGCGCCGCATGCTGGGCATCACCCTCAACCGCGATGGCGTGAGCATCGGCACGCTGGCCGAGTCGCTGCGCCTGTACGCCGGCGTGTGGCTGGTGCCCAGTGCGGCCGGCATGCGGCTGCTGCCCGACGCGCCTGACGCGCCCGCAGTGAGCTACAGCCACGCGGATGGCCAGGTGGCCGCGCTCGAGCGCCTGCTGCTGAAGGACCTGGGCGACGCGCCCACGGCGGTGGAAGTGCTGTACACCGACACCGAGGGCACGCCCTGGCGCGAGCGCTCGGTGGTGGTGCCGCTGCCGGGTGCCGGCACCACGCTCCCGTGGCGGTTGAGCTCGATCCGCTTGCCTGGCGTGCAGCGCTACAGCCAGGCGCGCCGCGAGGCCATCGAGCGTCTCAACAAGCTCAACGCGCGATCGCTCGAGTGCGCGCTCGAGGTGTTCGACGGCGGCATCCGCCACGACGTGGCCGACATCGTGGAGGTGTCGCACCCCGTGGGCCTGGCCGCAAAGGCGATGCGCGTCACCGACGTGCAAATGCCCGGGCCCGGCCGCTGGCTGCTGCAGCTGCGCGAGCACGACCTGGCTTCGTACAGCGACGAGGTGTTGCCTGCGCCCGGCACCAACGACACCGACCGAAGCATCGTCGACGGGCCCAGCAGCGGCGTGCAAGGGCTGGGCGGCAGCGTCAACCGCGGCCGCATCACCTGGCGGTGGGAGCCGTGCCCCGACACGGGCTATGGCTACACCGAGGTGCGCGCCACCAATGCCAACTGGGGCGCCTTGAGTCCGGCGCCCTTGTTCCGGGGCGCTGCCAGCCAGTACCAGGAGACGGTGACGGTCGCTGGCAGCTACACCCGCTGGGTGCGCCACTTCGGCACCCGCGGCAACCCCAGCGCGGCCGCAGTGCAGGCCACGGTGACCGTGGCGGCTTCAGATCTGGTGCTCACGGTGGTCGACACCGATGTCGAGACCCTCGACGGCGCCTCTTACAGCAGTCTCGCCGCGGCCCACACCTGGACCATCACGCCCGAGCTGGACTGCAAGATCGACTTCCTGGCCACCGTGTGGGCCGAGAACCTGTTGGCCGCCACCGTTGGCCCTGGCAACGGTGTGTCGTGGTACGTCACAGCTGGTGCCGGCGCGCCTCTTTTCCTGGGTGGCAGCTTCGGCAACTCGTCGGGCCGCCAGCAGGTGCTGTGCTCGGCCAGCGTCACCGCAGCCGGTGGCGTGCCGCTCACCTTCGTGCTGCAGGCCGACTACGTGTTCGGCAGCCCCATCAAGCTCTGGGACAGCCGCATGAAGGCCGTGCAGCTGCGCACGGCGGCCGAGGTGCCTGCCCCACCTCCGCCGGCCCCAGCGCCCCCGCCGCCGTCGCCCTCGGGCTACTACATCAGCGACTACCTGGGCTCGGTCGTGCTCACCGCCGGCGAGTCGGGTGGCAACGTGACCACCGCCCTGCAGGCGGCCGCCGACAAGGCGCGTGAGAAGGGCTACGTGCTCGACTTGCCGCCCTGGCACATCCACTGGGCGTCTTGGCTGGCGTGCAACAAGATCCGCGGCGTGCCCGGCAAGACAAAGCTGGTGCCGCTGGCGCCGTTTGACCGCACCGGCAGCTTCGGCAACCAGTTCTTCATCACCAACGAGCACTTCAGCCAGGTCTTCACCAGCTCGGCCGATGAGGTGCTGTGGGAGGGCTTCGACCTCGAGCTCACGCCCGTGTCGGGCAGCAGCCTCATGGGCCTGGCCAACGTGAAGAGCGGCCTGGTCAGACGTCTGCACCTGGCCGCGCTGCGCAACATCGTCAGCGGCCGCCCGGTGGCGGTGGACTCGCTCATCGACGTGTACGCCGCGGTCAAGGGCCTCAAGGGGGAGCGGCTGAAGCTGCGCAACATCACCGGCGCTTACGGCCTGACGAAGATCTCGGAGTTCGGCGGCTCGTGCTTCTGGATCCGCAACCTCTCGGCCGCCGGCGCGAACCCGGACAACGTGACCGAGGGCGTGGTCTTCGAAGACCTGGACCTCGAGCACGCCACCAGCGACGAGGCCTTCGCCATCTATGGCGTGCGCGGCACCACGCGCAACTGCCACGTGCGCAACTACCGGCTCAAGGCCTACTCGATCGATGGTGTGTACCGCACCACGCTGGCCTCGATCTTCCCGCTCAACGATGGCAGCGGCGCCGGGCTGGGGGCTACGGCCGCGGTGTACGACAACAGCATCTCGGACGGCCAAATCGAAGACTCGGGCACGCTGTACACGCAGATCCGCATTGGCAACGACGGGCCCGATGCCAACAACCCCTGCTACAACAACCGCAGCCGCAACAACAAGGCTCGGGCCATCCGGTCCACCGATCCGGTGACGGGCCAGCAGGCCGTGTGGCTGGCCATCACGGGTGGTACCGACGACAGCTACCCCAACCCTGAGGTGGCCTCGGCTGTGTTCCGCTGCGTCGACGGCAACTTCGGCACCGCCTACTTCCGCGACACCAGCGGCAACACCAGCACCGACGACGTCGCCATCAATGACGGCGGCACGGCAGGTGCCGGCTTCCAGGGCTTCCAGCGCGTCACCAACCCCGAGAGCCTGGGCGACCTGTTCAGCGGCATCCGCAACTGCCGCTTCGTGTTCGGCGGCAAGGTGGAGGCCGCGGCCTACGCGTTCTTCAACGTGCGCAGCGTCGTCGGCACCAACTTCCGGCAGAACCTGGCGGGCGGGGCCGTCTTCTACCTGGACATCGGCATCGGCGGTGTCTACGGCATGAAGGACACCCTGGGCGAGAGCTTCGGCAAGCTCTGCGAGGTGACCGGCGCTGCGCCCTCGAACCTGCTGGTGTCACTGGTGGGCAACGACGTGCAGATGTCCGGCGCCGCCTCGAGCAACCCGATCCTGCGCAACGAGAGCAGCTCGGGCGCCAAGATCAAGGCGCGCAACAACACCACCCGCGGTGCCAACAGCTCGGTGACGGCCGGCGCCGGTGCCATCGACACCGCCGACAACGACTGGAACGGCACCACCGGCTGACGGGATCACTGGAGATGGACATGAGCGACCCCACCACCACCACTAGCCTGGGCGTCGCCGCCCTCATCAAGGGCTATGGCCTCAAGGTGCTGGCCGGCATCCTGGGCGCCGCGATCATGTACGCCGTGCTCTGGCCACGCACCGCGCGCGAGGGCGTGGCGCGCATGGCGC